GTTGTAACAGTAACAGTTAAAGAGGTGACACAATGAATAGCTTTAATAACCATCAAGTTGATTGCGACCTATGCGAAGACACCAGCTTTGACATAAGGCTTGAAGGGGCACAGACCGAATGTGGACGCGCTGTTTGTGAGGCATGTTGCGAGGAGTCGGTGGAGTTTGTCCATACGGACGATGAAGTTTTCGCATATCTAACAGACTGAGTGACTCAACGTATGGAGGCGTGGGTTAATTCTTGCGACTCCAATATGTTGTGCAATGTTATGTTGTAACAAAGGGACTCAATGGGGTGCAATGTTACCTCACGAATCGGTTGAGGATTGTGTGCGATTCCTCCCCTCTCGCGCATGATTTTCTTTTGAGTGTCAAGGGTTTTATTCCTCAGATAGCCCTTGACATTCCCATTGGGACCCTCCAGATCATACGCGGGTGATTCGGTGCCAGCCGTTAACACCCCCTAAATCCAACACAAGAATTTACTTTTGACTTACCCGCCCACATGTCAACAGGGGAATTATCACGAATTGTTACAGAATATTACAGAAAATAACAATAAAAGAATCATTAGATTACAACGACATATAAAATAGTTAAGAAATCTACTTGTGAAATACTAATTTAGACACCATATCTAATAGTAAGCCCTACTTAAGTAATCTCATAAGTAATTAACAACTACAAGTTGACAACAACATGATGATTAAATACATAAGTAATAACTTAAGTAGTACATAAGTTAGTCAACTACAATGTTGATTACTGATTGTCGTTATACCTTGAGGTATTAACTCAGGTGTAACACATACCTTCCCCAAGTACAACCAAGATGAACCTTGCTCGCTGTAACATGTAAGACGTGATCCTGCTGATGCACTTGGGGAACCTATTTAAATGGAAACTGGATTACCTTCTTAAGGCTATCATCTAGTTTGTCGTTAACAGAGAGATTGTCGTCATGTTAGAAAAGCTACCTTACAGTAAGCTCGTTGAGAAAGAAGTCATTGAGATGATACAGGGTGGAGTTTCCATCCGTCAGATCATTACCTCTATTCAACATCTACAAGGCGCACCTAAGAGTTTATCTACTTTGTACAAGCACTATGGCCCAGCAATAGAAGCCGAGCGTAGTCGCATTAATGGTGCAGTAGGTAAACGTGTGATAGACCAAGCACTCTACGGAGATGTACAGGATGGTATTACATGGAAGAGCCAAGAGTTGTTCCTACGATCTAAAGCTGGTTGGTCGCCACAAGCTACAGTCAATGAAGTTGACCAAGAGATTGATCCCGAACTTGATGTCTCAGCAGCAGATCAACTTATGAACTTGCTAGGATTTGATACTGATGAACCCGAAGAAGAGAATAACGGCTGATACTCTTAGGCAGCTACCACCAGCTAAGGTCAAACAGCTATTCACTCAGCTAGGACCAGCTAAGGTAGATGAGCTACAACATGATTGGTCGTTCTGGGGTAGAGACGCACAGTTTCCTCCAACTGACAATGAGTGGAATACATGGTTAATCAATGCTGGTCGTGGTTTCGGTAAGACACGTTGTGGTGCTGAGTGGGTACGAGAGCAAGTCAAGAATGGTCATAAGCGTATAGCTTGTGTAGCATCTACTAACAGTGACATTGAACGTGTTATGGTTAAGGGCGAGAGTGGTTTCCTGTCGGTATGTTGGAAGCACGATAAGGACAACAAGGGCAAGCTAATGGGCTTTCCTGAGTGGTCCCCTACCAAGCGTTCTCTAAGCTGGGCTAACGGGGCTAAGGTTGAGTTCTACTCAGCAGAAGAGCCTGAGCGTCTACGTGGTCCACAGTTCTCCGCTGCATGGTGTGATGAGCTTGCTGCATGGAACAAAGATATTGACACATGGCAGATGCTTCAGTTCTGTCTACGTCTAGGTAAGCACCCTAGAGTGTGCGTTACAACAACTCCCAAGCCTACTAAGCTAATGCGTGAGTTACTTAAGAACCCTAAGACTATTGTTACAAGTGGTTCTACTTTTGATAATGCTGCTAACCTAGCTGATACATACCTTGTTGCTGTTAAGGAGCAGTACGAGGGAACACGTATTGGTAGACAAGAGCTTTATGCTGAAGTCCTAGAAGAAGCTGAAGGCGCTCTATGGACTACGGCTATGTTAGATGACTGTGCAATTAAACATGCAGACTTACCTGACCTAGCTCGTATTGTCGTTGCACTTGATCCTGCTGTTACCTCTAATGCTGAGAGTGACATGACTGGGATTGTTGTTGCTGGTATTGACATCAACGGTATTGCTTATGTCCTTGGGGACTATACTGATAGGCTATCCCCACAGGGTTGGGCCTCTAAAGCTATTCAACTATATAATTACTACCAAGCTGACCGTATCGTAGCCGAGGTCAATCAGGGTGGTGACATGGTTAAGACTACCATTCATGGTGAGGACGATAGTGTATCCTACAAGGCTGTAAGAGCCTCTCGTGGGAAGTTTGCTAGAGCCGAACCAGTATCTGCATTATACGAAAGGGGACTTGTTAAGCACGTCTCTAATCCTCCTGATGGTGCATCACTGAATGAACTTGAGACACAGATGAGAACGTGGGAGCCATTAGGTCGAGTTGGCTCTCCTGACCGCCTTGACGCTATGGTGTGGGCAATTACAGACCTTTCTTTGAACGGCTACAGTAAACCCCAACTGACCCTCGCTTATTCTAGTGCTAAGGGCTTATCTAAGTAAAAGGCAATAGACAAATGGTTAAGAAGCTCTCAGAAGCAGCCGCTAAGGCTACGTTAGGCGTAGCTGGCGATAATACACACAACGGTCAAATCCGTGCTGATGAGTTTCTTCCTGAGTTACGTGGTAAGAAAGCCATCCGTAAGTATCGTGAGATGCGTGACAATGATGCTACCATTGGTGCTGTCATGTATTCTGTTGAGCAGATACTACGTGATGTTGATTTCCATGTAACCCCTGTTGATGAGAGTGACGCTGCTAAGGCTGAGGCTGAGTTTGTTAAGAGTATTCTTGACGACATGGATCATACCCTAGACGATCACATCTCAGAGGCTCTGTCTTATTTGTCGTATGGCTTCGGTTGGTTTGAGGTTATCTACAAGCGTAGAGTTGGACCTACAGAGCGTTCTGATAAGAAGCACTCTAAGTACACTGATGGACGCTTAGGCGTTAAGAAGATTGCTGCTCGTGCACCTTGGACTATTAATAAGTTCGATGTCAACCAGAAGACTGGTGATGTCTTGGGTATTGAGCAATCAGTAGGTATTATGAATGGTAAAAACTACATTCCTGTCAATAAGTCTATCTACTATAGAACAACTTCTCTTAACGGAGACCCCAGTGGGCGTTCTATTCTTCGCAATGCTTACACTTCTTATGAGTATCTTAATAATCTACAAGCTATCGAAGCTATCGCAGTGGAAAGGGAGCTTGCTGGTATTCCCGTTGCTAGGATTCCTGCTGAGTATCTCTCTGGGGATGCTTCTTTGGCACAGTCGGGCTTTGTTAACAACTTACAGCAAATCCTACGGGACGTTAAGTTCAACGAGCAAGGATACATTATCCTGCCTTCCGATACCTACCCCGATAAAGACGGAGCGCCTTCCAACACAAGATTAGTTGACATCGAACTGATGGCTTCTAATGGTAAGCGTAACATCGACATTAACCCAATCGTTAGTCGTTACCAGCATGACATTGCTCGTTCTGTACTTTCTGAGTTTCTTCTTCTTGGTACGTCAGGTGGTTCTTACGCCTTGTCTAAGTCTAAGACAGACTTATTCCTTCGTGCACTTGAGAGTTATATCCAAGCTATTGTAGATGTTCTCAACAAGCAGTTGGTCGAGCGTCTATGGCAGTTGAATGGTCTAAACTATGATCTTATGCCAACTATTGAAGCTGGTGATGTTGCTCCACACGATCTTCGTGAAGTTGCAGCCTTCCTTCGCAATCTTAATGGCGCTAATATTGACGTTAGTAGTCACCCAGAGGTTGTTAAAGACCTTATGGACATTGCAGATTTGAACTACGACCCTGATGTTGGCGTTCAGCCCACAGAGGATCAAGATAAAGATGGTGGTGTAGACAATGGTTGATAATCCAACGAAAATCTATAATGATTACGTAAGAGCTAACCTACCTAACAGTATGTCGTATGACACGGGTACAGATCGTTATGACATTAACAGTCACTCGTTCTTTAAGTTTAAGAACTCTAACTGGTACTTCAACTATATCTCTAAGTACGGCTACTCCGCTTTCTCAGCTTAT